ACCGCGGCGTGCCGGGTGACCTCGGTGCGGACTTCCACCTCGCGGTAGACGCGCCGACCGTCGGTCCGCTTCCGGTAGAGATGCCAGTCGATCAGGCCGCAGGATTCGCTGAGACGGCTGACGATGCCGTACAGCGTGCCAACCTCGCCGTACTGCTCCATACCGCGGCGCATCTTCTCCTCGGTGGAGGCGCCACGGCCGGTGATGACGTTGAAGAAGTCCGTCTTGCCCGGGTTCTTCGGGGCCAGAGGAACAGGGGTGCGGTTGACGACGGCGTTGAGGCTTCTGCCGAGTCGGCTCACCCGTCACTCCCCTCGTTCCCGTAGTTCCACTGGATCGCCCAGACGAGCAGTCCGGCGATGGCGTATCCGGCCGGGTGGTGGACGGACCACACCCCGTACGACACGAGTGTAGCCCCTACCACGGAAATCGCAAGAGTCAAGCCTCTGCGACCTGCCTTCTTGAGGGTCCGGAGGGTCTGCCGCCTTGCATCCCTTGATCGTCGCCACCAGGCCACCAGGGCATTGCGGCGCTGGATCCACACCGGCAGCGGGTCGAGCATCGGGTCACGCTTCTTCACGGGGGTGCCTCCCTCAGTAGGTGATCGAGCGGACGCGGGGGCGGGACTTGAGGTCGCGCTCGGCGATCATGTAGCGCATAGCGTCCATGCCGTGGTCATCGGCCTTGACCGGCATCTCCTTCGGAGGCTTGCCGTTGTTCTGCGCGATCGCCGTACCGCGGTCCCAGATATAGCCGACGATCTCGTCGATCGTGCACGTCGGCTTCTTCTTGTCGGCCAGCTCTTTGTCCCGCTCGATGATGGCGTCCATGCATAGAAACACCCCGGGCTTGCCGGTTGCCTCATTGACACGCAGCCGCTTCTTGACCGCCTGGATGCCGTCCTCGACGGTCTTCTTCGCCGCTTTGGTCGACATCCCCAGCTCGCGCTCCAGAACCGCCCGCCCCTCGGCGTCGTGGTCGCAGATGATCATCCGAGGCCGCGGTTCCCGCTTGAGGTTCATCGCCTCCTTGATCTTCGGCGCCATCTCGTCGACCGTCGTCTTCGTCGCGTACAGCTCGCGGTACAGGTAGAGGTTGCCGTCCTCGTCCTCCGCCCAGAACTGCACCACCATCGGGTTGGTGTAACCGAAGTCGACCGTGATGTACCTGGTCCACGAGATCGGAGGCGTCTTGATCTGCTTGTGCAGATGGACGTTAGGATCGTACTCCTCATAAACCAGACCCTCGGCCGCACACCAGATCCCCTTGCGGAGCCGCATGTACCGCACGCCGGACAAAGCGTCCAGCTTCGCCATATAGCTCCGCCCGGCCTCGGTCAGGCCGCCGGTCGTGCCGTCCTTGTTCTGGTTGAACAACACCGGGTTGTCCTCGTGCCGCGACCTGATGTGATGCGTCTTGCCGGTGTCGCACCTCACCTTCAGCCAGTGAGTCGGCACGTCGGGGTTGGCGTCCGCGATGATCTGCTGATACGGCACCTTCCCGTTACGCAGACGCGTGGTGATGGCCTCCCAGTCCTCCTCGGTCAGCTCCGTCGACTCCTGGGCGTAGACGATGTCGTACTCCGAAGACATGATCTTCATCGACTTGTCCATGCCGCCCACCACGATCCGGGAACCATTCCCGTACCGGTAACAAGCAGCCTCCTTCGCCGACCCGCCGAACCACTTCACCTCGCCGTTCGCGAGATGCTCCTTCGCCACATGCTCCTCGTACGTCACCAGCGCGGTACTGCCGAGGCTGGCCAGCGTCTTGCGGACAATCAGCCCGCGGGAGCCCGGATACTTCAGCATCACCGCGTGCAGCTTCTCCAGCAGGCACTTCGACTTCCCCGTACCCGCAGGGCCCGCATACAGCAGCTCCGCCCCCTTGTACTTGAACGCCTCGATCGCCGTCCCGAACGGCTGATACCGGTGCGTCGGCCCCTGCGGCAACAGCCTCGCCTGCCGCCTCCGCTCAGCCCGAGCAGCATCAGCCCTCGCCACCGAATCCGCGATATGGGCGTCCAGAGCCTCGTCGTTGATGGTGTAGCGCTCAGTCACGACAGAAACTCCTTCCGGGAGTCCGACCACATCCATATCTCACCGGCCGACATTGTGAACGTCACGCACACCGGCATGCCCAGGATCCGGCCGCCCGCCACGTGCTGAGATCCCGCGTCAAGGGCGCTCACCCACACCTCGTCCCGGTCGGTCGACATCACCGAGCCGACCAGAAAGAGCAGCCGCTCCAGCCGCCCCTCAGCCTCGAAGAACGCCATACCCGAACGCTGCCGGGCCTGCTCTGCCGTCATGTACTCAGATGTCGTCATCAGAGATCCCCACCACCTGGTACACCGTGGTCTCGGAGGACACATTGACCTGCGTGCGGGCCGGAAGATCGCCCAGCTCCTCCGCCACAGCCTTCAGGATGGACACCAGCACCTCCTGGTTGCGCGCCGACTCGCCGCTCGCCATCTTCTCCGCGGCGTTCTGATACTCGCGGATACGGTCCAGCTTCCGGGCCACCCACACCCCGGCATACTGATCCGCCAGATTGTTCCTGACCTCCTCGATCTCCAGCGCATGCCGCTTGCGGAACGCCGACACCGACGTCTGCGAACAGCCGTACAGCTTCGCCAGCTCCCCGCCAGTCTTCTCGCCCAAAGCCATATCCCGGATCAGCCGGTGCTTCACCCAGCCCCGCTCCAGATGGCCCCTCACCGCGCGACGATCCGAAGAACGAGCCGCCGGATCCAGTTCAGTCGAACCCTGCATCGGATCACCCGACCCGGGCTGCCGGACGACATCGTGCGCCCCACCCGTCCGACGCTCAAGCGCACTACCCTTCTCCGCCATCAGACACCCTCCTTGTCGTACCTCGCACCGAGGCTACGCGTACCCGGCAACTCGCCCGCAGGAGTCGGCTGCCACTCGTGCCGCCACCCGAAATGGTCATGACGGCAGCACCCGCAAATCAGGCACCGGCAATCGTCCATCGGGACTCCCCTTTCTCGCCGGGCATTCCCCAGCGGTATTACGATTGGAAAATTTGCTATCCGGTAGAAATCCGACCGTCCCCCAGCCAAGATCACTTTGCAGGGAGCTTTGCAGCAGCAAACACCCCCCATACCCCCCATACCGGACATACCCACGCATTGCACCACACACCTGACATTGAGAACTTTCCCACCCACACCCCCACCTACCCCCTCACATGGGACATACCCCCCACATGGGGCATATACCGCATACCCACCCACACATGGCATACCCCCATGTACCACTCGAACCGGACATACGGGGTATCGGGGGCGTACCGGGAGGTACCTACCCAGTACCGGCATACCTACCCACATCCCCGCGTACTGGGCATCCCCACCCATACCCCCCACCAGCACCCATACCCACACAGGTCGGGCGTTATGGAACCGTGACCCGTCCGTGTCCGTTCCGTGTCCCCCGGGCGCTAGACTGGAGGCATCACCTCGAAGGAACACCGGAAGGGAGTGCCCACCATGACCAGTCGGTCCGTCACCCTGCGTGCCAACGACTCGATCAACCTGTCCACCGGGGCCGTCACTCGCAGTAACCCTTTGCAGTCGCGAACACGCTACCCCTGGTACCCGCTCGCCGGTCACCGTGAGGGTCTGCGTGCCAACGATCTTGTCACCCTGCACTCGGCGTTCGTGATCATGGCCATGGAGGGTGGCACCGCCCACCTGGTGGCCCCCATCCACACCCCCGACCCGTGCGAGGCATGTGGCACCTGACCGGCCGGACCGTGATGGTCGACGTCCCCCAGCGTCGGCCGTCATGGCCTTACCGATCAAGGAGAGTGGATCATGCGAGTCAAGCTTGCGTTCGTCGCGATCACGTGCGCCGTCATGGGCGTCGTCGCCTGCCAGCCTGGCACCACACCGACCCCCGACCCCTGCAAGGCAGCATCCCGGCTCCCCGCCTACGACGTCACCCAGAGTGACGGGTCCAAGGTCCACGTTCCGGCTGGCCGGGTACTCGTCCAGGAGGACGGGTCCAACCAGGCGTGTCGGGCCTACATCCGGCAGTGGGCGGCCGAGAACTGACCGGTCCCGGCATCGGGCGCATCGGACGGACTGTACAAGTCGGTGCGCCCCCTTGTCCGGATCGTCCAAATTCAACCTAGAAGGTTGGCCATGGAAAACAGTCCGTCCGTCACGACGTTCACGATCATGTCGCTCGGAGACGTCGCCATCAGTTCGAAGGTGGTCGAATCCGCCATCGACGCCCTTGACCACCTGTCCGCCATGAGCGAGATGCACCCTGGCGTAGAGCCGACCTACAGCGTCACAGCCGGTTGGCGTTGGTCGTGGGAGGGTGTGACTCCTGAGGGTGTCCGCTTTGTCGATACCGTCCGGATCTACTGAGAGGAGTCCGTCATGAAGCAGTACGCAGTGATCTTGAGCCACGCCGACCAGCCTGGTGAGGGCATGCTGTGCTACGTCGCAGCCGAGTCCAGGATCAGGGCCCAGGATGAGTGCAACGAGGCTGTCTCGGAGGAGGGCGGCGTGTTCGAGGGGTGTGTGTTCACCATCTGGCCTGAGCCCTCTCCGGTCTAGCAAGGTCGCCCCTGTCGGCGTAGGGCCGTTCGATTCGGCCCAGGGGCACTCAGGATAGTTGCACATGCATGGAAGGGGCAAGTCATGACGTTGCGAGAGCGAATGATCACGAACATCGTCGTGAACGTCTCCTGGGCACTCGTCTGGGTTGAGGTCCGGTCCGGCATCGTCGCAAGCCTGATCCGTCCCTGGATGCCGTGGTCCTGAGGTTTGAGGCATCACCCAGCGGGAATACTGAAGGTAGGAGGTGAGCGCAGTGGATAACCCGCCAGTCTGGTTCTGGATCGTTCAGTCGATCATCTGGCTCCTCATCATCGTCGCCGGTCTGCTCACGTGGGGAGGTCCGAGGTCGTGACCGACTACAGCAAGATCGAGGCAGACCGTGTCCGTGGTCCGGAAATCGGCCGGATGTACCTGGACGCGTCGCCGTTCATCACATCGCTTGCCCGGACTGCCTACCGGTCGTTCGCCAATGAGATAGTGGATCAGTTCAACGCACTGCCGGTAAGGGTCCACTTCCAGGAGGAGGATCCGTACTACGGTTTCGCAGACCTTGAAGGGTCGTTCAACGCGATGTGTGCGGAGATCGAGTCCGGTCTACTCAGGGTCTATATGACCGACCCGGAGACGCAGAAACACCCCCTGCTGCCCGACCACGTGAACAGCATGTTCCGGGCCGTCCATGACTTCCACGGCCATTACATGACCGGTCGGGGGTTTGACCGGCACGGTGAAGAGGCCGCGTGGGTCCGGCATTCGCAGATGTTCACCGGTCTGGCTCGTCGGGCCATGACTACCGAAACCCGAGGCCAGTCGTCCGCCCTGTGCTGGATTCTGAAGGGTACAGGGGACTTCCCTCCACAGAAAGCGGTCCTGCTCCCTGACTGGGTGTCTGACATCCCCCATCAGTGGCGCTAGACCTACAGGGGCGCCAGTCCCCCTCATAGGCTGGTCCAGCTCCCGAACCGGGTTCCACGGGGTTCGATTCCCCACGGGAGTACTCCATCCTCGTCACGGCCAGCAAAGGGAGTTCCCTCACTGGATGGTGCGTGACTCGGGAGGGTCGGCAGGTATAGGGAGGTCCCTCACTGCCAATTGCCGACCCTCCCCTTACTTCGGAAAGGGTTTTGAGCAATGGATTGGGTGAATCGTCGGAACCCGTATTCGGGGACCGCCGGAACGTTCGCCGATATCCCGGATTTTGTCTCGATCGATGATGTTCCGGCCGCTACGCATTCGACCCTGTCTCTGGGTGTCGGCGCTGGCGGTCCGGAAGTGGTCGACCTGGACTCGGAGTCACCTCACATCCTGGTGAACGCTCCGACCAACCTGGGTAAGTCGTCGGTGGCGCGTTCTGTAGCCGTTCAGCGGCTCGCGCTGGGTGACACGGTCGTGGTGCTGGACCGGAAGATGCACAGCCACCGGTGGGCGCGTGACCTGGTTCCGCTGGTCCACTACGCAGACGAGACTGCCTCTATCGGGGCCATCCTGGTCAACCTGGGGTGGGAGCTGCAGCGTCGGAACCAGGTGGTGAAGGCGTTCAGCGGCCCTGTGAGCGAGGCTCCGGTGGGTCCGCGCATCATCGTCCTCTTTGAGGAGACGAACGCCACCCTGAGCCAGTTGAGGGCTCTCGACAAGTCGTCCAGTACGGGCGGGTACGGCGCTCTGGACGCTTTCGCCGACGTGATGTTCATGGGTCGTGCGGTCAAGATTCACATGGTCGCGTTCGCTCAGCTCGCCTCGTACCGGTCTGGTCTGACGGCCGACCTGATCGAGAACTTCGGCACGAAGGTCCTGATCGGCTACTCCGACAAGGCGTGGAAGTGGCTTGTGCCGGACTGCGGGAAGTACAGGGTCGCTCCGTCCGAGGTAGGCCGCGGAATGGTCTGCAGGGCCGGTACGGCGCGCCAGGTCCAGCTTGTGTGGATGCCTGAGGAGTCGGCCGCGGAGTACGTCACATCGTCTGTCCCGGCTCAGCGGCAGGCTCGCGAGCTTGCGGGGTCGCGACGGAATCTGCCTCCGGTCTGGCGGCAGGCAATCGGTCGGTGAGGTTTAAGGCATCACCCCCAGGGAATACTTCCAGTAGGACACGAGAGAGAGGCACTCAGATGAGCGTCAAGTCGCAGGCCACACCGTTCGGTACCGTCCACGTCACCGCCACGGGTCCGGCCGACAAGGAGCCTCAGATCAAAGCGAGGGTCACCCGGAACGCAAAGGCTCTCGGCCTGATCCCGGTCAGCCGTCGGTCCCACGTCATCGGCGACACGGTCAGCGTCTTCACGATCTACCGCCGCTCCGCCTGACCAGCCATCGGGTACAGGGGCTCCGGTCCCTGCACCCCCTTGGTTCGATCAGTTGGAGGAGCGATGATCCCGATTCAGGCGGACTCCGAAGCCCGCGAGTACTACGTGCGCAACATCATCTCGGTCTGGTCCCTGGCGACCGAGTCGCAGATGAACGACGGGCGCGACTGGTACACCCAGGCCCACCGGACCGCAGCGATGCTTGCCGACGGAGACGTGAAGGTGGGCGCCGGTCTACTAGCCGCGCTCTCCCCTCAGACAGCCTGGTGGCTGAATGTCGAGCTTGCGTGCGACGCATTCGAGTCGGGCGACGCTCGTCGGCATACCCGGGACTCGTGCGGTAAGGCCAACAAGATCATGGCTGGTATCGACCCTGAAGACGTGCTCCCCATGCGGCGCAAGACCGGCCACTTCTACCGGTGCATCCTCGACCCTTCAGACCCGGTAGCTGTCTGCGTCGACCGGCACGCTCACGACGTTGCGGTCGGTGTCCCGTACGGCGACTGGAGCCGCGGGCTG